CTTCCCACAGACCGCAGAAGGTAGAGGCTCTAAAGTTGAAACGCTTCCAGGTGGCACTAACCTAGGAGAAATTGATGACCTTAGATACTTTACTAATAAGTTGGTACGCGGCTTACGTATCCCATCTTCGTACTTACCTACTGGAGCTGACGATGGTGCCACTTCATTTCAAGATGGACGAGTTGGCACTGCATACATTCAAGAACTTCGCTTCAATAACTACTGTGAACGTCTGCAAGGCTTAATTACAGAAGAATTTAATCAAGACTTTAAGCGTTATTTGTTAGAACAAGGTGTAAACATTGACACTAACATGTTTGATCTTGAGTTCCAAGCACCGCAAAACTTTGCAGCATATAGACAGTCAGAACTAGACAATGCAAGAGTTCCAACGTTTACACAAATGAGTGCAATTCCTTATGTTTCAAACAGATTTGCAATGAAACGCTTCTTAGGAATGAGTGCTGAAGAGATTGCAGAGAATGAAAGACTATGGCGTGAAGAAAATGACGAAAATCTAGGAACACCTGATACAGATGGCGCAGGTGAAATGAGAACAGCAGGCATTAGCAGCGCAGGCATTAGTTCCGACTTAGACGGTGCAGAAGATGTTGCAGCTGGAGGACCAGCACCTGAAGACGGTGGAGAAGGAGCACCACCAGAAACAGCAACAGGACAAGATATAGGTGGCGCAGCAGCAGCGCCGGCAAATGATCAGACAATATAAAGCATAAATAATAACATGATACTAAGAGAACTTTTTTATTACGACAAAGAAACACTTGAGCCAACAGAAGATATGGCTTATGAGCCTCAGTATGACGACTCTATTGTAAAAAGTTCTGATACAAGAAAAACAAGACTTACATTAAGACAAATTAACAGAGCTAGAAAAGCATCTGATGTACACACCTTAGAACAGTCTAAAGAACTAGAGTTTGTTAGACAAATGTACGGACTTGCTGCACAACAAGCAGCAGCAGGCGGAATTTAATATGGTGTACAATGCCAAAGTTAGACAAGTCTAAGTACACTAAAAAAGAAATACAAAAAATATTATCCGAGCGTAGAACGCAGAAAGCTCTAGCTCAGTTAAAACCTAAACCAAAAATTTATCCTAACGAACATACTGGAAAAAGTTATGCTTTTGTTTTAGGCAACGGAACTTCTCGAAAATACATAGATCCAAAACAAATTCAACAGTACGGAAAAGTATACGGATGCAATGCCTTATATAGACAGTTTGATCCTGACTATCTAATTGCTGTTGATGTAAAAATGATTTTAGAACTTGAAAATAAAAAATACATAGAGCAAAATCCTAATGTTTGGACTAATCCTAATAGAGCCTACAAAAATATAAAAGGTTTAAATTTTTTTAAACCTAGCAGAGGTTGGAGTAGCGGTCCAACGGCATTGTTGTTAGCAAGTCAACATGCACATAAGAATATTTTTATTTTAGGCTTTGACTATAAAGGATTAGACAACGGTAAACTAATTAATAATATGTATGCAGGGACACCTAACTACAAAAAAACAACAGACACAGCAACATATTATGGAAACTGGCTTAAACAAACTACAAAAGTAATAAAAGAATTTCCTCATATTAACTATTTTAGAGTTATAACACAAGAAAACTTTCAACCACCAGAACTAAATAATATTAGTAATTTTAAAACAATTATTGTTGAAGATTTCAAAAAAATGTTCAACATTTCCTAACATTTTAATAAAATGGCTCGTTTTGAGCCTATTTCTACGCATATTTTCTCTTTCTTGTTAAATAATAATGACAGCCTTACCATAGGTAAAACTTTATAGGAGAAAAAAATGGCAGATCACAAGAAATTTGAAGAAATGCTTGAGCGCCTAGTCAATGAAGACAAAGCAGGTGCGGAAGAGCTTTTCCACGAAATCGTGGTAGAAAAATCACGTGAAATATATGAAAACCTACTTGAAGCAGAGCTAGAAGACGAAGAAGTAGATGAAGCTACTGATGAAGAAGTAGATGAGTCAGACGAAGAAGTAGATGAAGCTACTGATGAAGAAGTAGATGAGTCAGACGAAGAAGATTTAGATGAAAACTTCGACCTTGATGAATTTGAAGTTGAAGCTGACCCAATGGACATGGGCGGAGACGCAGGCGATGACATGATGGGTGATCTTGAAATGCCAGCTGACGACGAAGGCGACGAAGGCGAAGGCGAAGGCGACGAAGATTTAGAAGATCGTGTAATGGATCTAGAAGATGCACTAGAAGATCTAAAAGCAGAATTTGATGCAATGATGGACGGCGAAGAGCCAGGCGACGAAGAGCCAGAAATGGACATGGACATGGACATGGGCGACGATGACGAAGCTGAAGAAGAGTCATTTGCTTTTGAATCAGATGATGAAGAAGTAGACGAAGCAGCAGACGAAGAAGTCGACGAAGCATCAGACGAAGAAGTCGAAGAAAAGAAAGATGAAGACAAAAGCGCAGGTGAAACAATGCGTGAGTATGTCGAAAAGGTAACCGCAACAATGGGTGACACAGGTACTAACGGTACTAAGTCAGCAGTTGCTGGTAAAAACGACATGGGCGGAACAGCAGGCAATATTGCACAAAGCGACACAGGCGATGTAGCAGAAGCAGGCGCAGGTTCAAGTGTAAAAGGTAATGCACTAAATCAGCAAACTGCAAAAGAAGATAATGCTGGTAACGTCAATGTTCCAGGCGGAAAAGCTGCAAAAGCTGGTAAAACACAACCAGGTCATGGCGCAGAGAAAAAAGGAAAGCCTGAGACTGCTGACAAATCAGCTCAAAGCACACTTAACGGCGTAAGCACAAGAGCAAAATAAGCAGTATAATATAAGGAAGTTTGAATGAAAAACTTACGAGAGCATTTGACATTCGACCAGGCAGGAATGGTTGTTGAGTCTACTGATAACGCTACAGGCGGAAAAGACCTTTATATGAAAGGCATCTGCATACAAGGCGGTGTGCGTAATGCAAACCAACGTGTATATCCTGTAAATGAAATTGGTAGGGCTGTCAAAACTCTCAATGATCAAATAGCAGGAGGATATAGTGTTCTCGGTGAAGTCGATCATCCAGAAGGCCTTAACATCAACCTAGACCGTGTAAGCCATATGATCACAGAAATGTGGATGGATGGACCAAACGGTTACGGTAAACTTAAAATTTTACCAACACCGATGGGAAACCTAGTTCGCACTATGCTTGAAGCTGGTGTGAAACTAGGTGTTTCATCAAGAGGATCAGGTAATGTATCAGAAGACGGTCAAAACCAAGTTTCTGATTTTGAAATAATCACCGTGGACGCAGTAGCACAGCCAAGCGCCCCTGGTGCATACCCAACACCAATCTATGAGCATCTAATGAATGCCCGTGGAGGGTATAAGGCATACGAATTAGCTCAGGCAACAAAACATGACGATAAGGCACAAAAATATTTAAAAGAATCGTTGGTTAATATAATCAACCGACTCCAATAAAAGGAGAAACTAATTATGTTGGATGCACTAAAAACACTTTTCGAAAACGATGTAGTTTCAGAAGAAGTGCGTCACGAAATCGAAGAAGCGTGGAACGCGAAGGTTAAAGAAAACCGTCGTGCAGCTACAGCTGAACTTCGTGAAGAATTTGCAAAGAAATATGAACATGACAAACAAACTATGGTAGAGTCAATTGACAAGCTATTAGAAGAGCGTCTTAGTTCAGAGCTTGCAGAGTTTGCAGAAGATCGTAAAGGTCTAGCTGAAGCAAAAGCAAAATATGCTGTTGCACAACGTGAAAATGCAACTCTACTTAAAAACTTTGTATTAGAATCGCTAAAGAAAGAAGTTAGCGAACTTCACGAAGATCAAAAAGCAGTAGCACAAAAGTTCACACAACTTGAAGAATTTGTGGTAGAAGCACTTGCAAAAGAAATTGCAGAGTTTTACGAAGATAAAAAAGACTTGGCTGAAACTAAAGTACGTCTTGTACGCGAAGCCAAAGAAAAATTTGCAGCAGTTCAAAAAGAATTTGTTGCTAAAAGTGCAAACTTGGTGTCAGAAACAGTTGGTAAAAATCTTAATAAAGAAATTAGTCAACTTAAAGATGACATTGAAGCAGCACGTAAAAACGACTTCGGTCGTAAAGTATTCGAAGCTTTTGCTTCAGAATATGCAAACAGCTACTTAAACGAAAAATCAGAGACTGCAAAATTATTGAAAGTTATTGAAACTAAAGATAAACAGATCAATGAAAATAAAGCGTTAGCTGTCAAAGCAAAAGTGCTTGCAGAGTCAGCAGTAAAAGAAAAAGCTGTATTAATTGAATCTGCAAAGAGAGAAAAGAAATTGAACGATTTAGTTGCGCCATTAGGCAAAGCTCAACGTGAAATTATGACAGACTTACTGGAATCAGTACAAACAGACAGACTTCAGTCTGCGTTTGACAAATACCTACCGGCGGTAATCGACGGTAATACTCCGGCTAAGAAGAAGGCAGTTTTAGCAGAAGGCAAAGAAGTTACAGGCAACCGCGAATATTCGCAAACTAACGTTAGTTCACAAGCAGGCGCAGACGGTAATGTCATTGACATTAAGCGTCTAGCTGGATTATAATATAGGAGAAATCAAAATGTCAGAACTATTAGAAAGTCGCTGGCAGGACACTAAGACTGCACTTGTTGAAGGCCTAAAAGGCAACAAGAAAGCTGTTATGGAAGCGACTCTAGAAAATACTCGTAAGTATCTTTCAGAATCAGCAACAGCTGGTGCAACTTCTGCCGGTAATGTAGCAACTCTAAACAGAGTTATCCTACCAGTTATCAGACGTGTTATGCCAACCGTTATTGCAAACGAGTTGGTTGGTGTTCAGCCAATGACAGGTCCAGTGGGTCAAATCCACACACTAAGAGTACGTTATAGCGACGACTTTACTAGCACAGGTGGCACTTCAGCTACTGCTGGTGAAGAAGCACTATCACCGTTCAAGATTGCAGAAGGATATTCAGGTGATGCAGCAACTGACCGCGCAGCGGCAACAGCAGCACTTGAAGGACAGGCTGGTAACAGAATGTCAATCCAAATCTTGAAACAAACTGTCGAAGCGAAAACCAGAAAGCTATCAGCTCGCTGGACATTCGAAGCGGCACAAGATGCTCAATCACAGCACGGTATTGACGTTGAAGCAGAAATCATGGCAGCACTTGCTCAAGAGATTACTGCTGAAATCGACCAAGAAGTACTAGGCTCACTAAGTTCACTAGCAGGCGCTGCTACTGAAACTTATGATCAAACAGCCGTTTCAGGTACAGCTACTTTTGTTGGTGACGAACATGCTGCACTAGCAGTTCAAATCAACAGAGTATCAAACTTGATTGCACAGCGTACAAGACGTGGTGCTGGTAACTGGGCAGTTGTTAGCCCATTCGCGCTAACAATCCTACAGTCAGCAACTACTTCAGCGTTCGCTCGTACAACAGAAGGTACATTCGAAGCACCAACTAACACAAAAATGGTTGGTACATTGAACAACGCAATGAAAGTATATGTTAACACATATGCATCAGATACTGCACCAGTTCTTATTGGTTATAAAGGATCAAGCGAGTCAGACGCAGCAGCGTTCTACTGCCCATATATCCCACTAATGAGCTCAGGTGTTGTACTAGATCCATCAACATTCGAACCAACAGTATCATTTA